AATATAAGCTAAGACAAGAAATCAAAAAACAATTTGAGCATTACCTAGACCCAAGGCAAGTAAAAAGGTTACAGAAAAATCCAGACCTTTTGAATCTTGGTGGTGAAAGAAGATTAGCTACTTATTTATTCACAGATGTTCGTGGTTTCACTTCAATGTCAGAATCATTGGAGCCAGAAAAAGTTACTTACATTATGAACAAAGCTTTGACAGCACAGCAATCTGCAGTGCAAAAACATGGTGGAATGGTAGATAAATATATAGGTGATGCAATGATGGCGATATTTAACGCACCATTAGATATGAAGAATCATCCGAAAATAGCAGTTGATTGTGCTCTAGATATTATTAATAACATGGGTGATTTAACAAAAGAGTTAAAAGAAGAAGGATTGCCTCCTGTAGCCATTGGTATAGGTATCAACACAGGTGATGCAATTATTGGCAATATGGGATCAGATATAAGATTTGATTACACAGCTATAGGTGACGCAGTTAATACTGCTGCTCGTTTAGAAAGTGCTACAAAAGAGAAAAAAGTAGACTTACTTATAGGCGAAAATACTAAAAAACTTTGTGGCTATAATCTTAAAAAATTAACGCCTATCAAAGTAAAAGGCAAAGCAAAGGCATTGAAGGTATACACATGGGATTCAAACTAGCATTTATAAGCACAGGATTGTTGATAGCAGTATCTACTGCTTCATGGTTTTACATAAAAATACAAGATAAAGAGATAGCTACTTTAAAAGCAAATGCTGTTGTTCTTGAACAAAAGATAGACGAGCAAAATGCTAGCATAGATAATTACCTAGCAAAGCAAAAAGAAACAACCGAGCAGATAAATAAGCTGAATGACCAAAATCAAACAGCAATGAGAGAAGTTAACAATTTAAGAAACACTTTTCAGAAACACAGTATGACTAATTTAGCGATGGCTAAACCCGGATTGATTGAAAACATTATTAATAAAGGCACAGCTAAAGTTAAAACAGATTTTTTAGAATTAACTGATCCAAAGATGTTTGAGGAAAAAAATGAAGAAACTGTTAACAATTAGTTTAATAATCGGTTTTTCTTTGATGATTTCTGCATGTTCATTGCTAGAGCCTCGAACTGTACCAGTAGAGGTCAAAACAATTACTTTGCCAGCTCCTATGTATCATCCTCCCATGCCTCTAGAAGTAAGCTTGCAAGATATTAAATGGCGCGTTCTTACTCCAGATGTGATGGAAGAGTATTTACAGCTTATTAAAGAAGGTAAAGCTCCAGCAGAGCCGTATTACGCGCTGTCAACACAAGGCTATGAAAGCCTGAGTATGAACATGGCAGAGATTAAAAGATACATTACTAATGTCTTGGCTATCATCGAGTATTATAGAGAACAAGATACAAAGACAGAATTACAGGATAATCCAAATGAGTAAATCACCTGATGCTTTTGTTTACCAAGCAGAGTTAGATAGAGTGGTAGATGGAGATACTATAGATGTAGTCTTAGACCTTGGCTTTGATGTAAAATTACACAAACAAAGAGTACGTTTGAGCGGAATAGATACTCCAGAAAGTAGAACAAGAAATCTTGACGAAAAAAAACTAGGATTAGCTGCAAAAGAACGATTAAAAGAGTTGTGTGTTGGTAAATTCAAACTAAAATCTTTAGGTAAAGGTAAGTATGGAAGAATTCTTGGCATACCGTATACTGAATCTGGCGAAGATATTTGTCAAAAGCTTATTAAAGAAGGTCATGCTGTTGAGTATCATGGCGGTAAAAAAGTTGCCACAGTCAGAAAAGATGGAACATGGGGTTAATATGAAAATTTCAGAAGAAGGCAAATCTTTAATCAAAAAATTTGAAGGCTGTAAGTTAGAAGCTTATCTATGTTCTGCAAATGTTTGGACAAACGGATGGGGCGCAACTCGCGGTGTGAAAGAAGGCGATGAATGGACACAAGAATACGCTGATGAAAGGTTTGACGAGGATATAGTTGAGTTTGAAGATTATATTAATAAATATGTTGAGGTTGATTTGACACAAAATCAATTCGATTCTCTTTGTGCATGGGTATATAATTTAGGTCCATCAAACCTAAGATCGAGTACAATGCTCAAGGAACTTAACGCTAAAAATTACTCAAAAGTACCCAGCGAAATTAAAAGATGGAACAAGGCTGGTGGAAAAACTTTGGATGGTTTGATTCGTAGACGTGAAGCTGAAAGTCTTTTATTCCAAGGTAAAGAGTGGCATGAGGTATAAGTATGCCATTAGCTAAATATACTTTCAGACCGGGAATAAATAGAGAGGGTACTAACTATAGTAACGAGGGTGGCTGGTTTAACTCAGACAAAGTTAGATTCAGAAAAGGCAAACCCGAAAGAATTGCTGGTTGGCAGAAAAACTCTCTTAATTCATTTAAAGGCACAGCGAGAAGCTTATATTCTTATAGAGATACAGATTCAACATCCTATGTAGGTGTAGGAACTCATTTAAAATATTTTGTAAAAGAAGGTAGTACCTTTTATAACATTACACCTATAAGAAAAACTTCTACAAACAGTATTACATTTGCAGCAACCGATGGCTCTTCAGTAGTTGTAGTAACGGATTCAAGTCATGGCGCTACGGCAAATGATAGCGTTACATTTTCAAGTGCTGTTACATTAGGTGGTAATATTACTGCTGATGTTTTGAATCAAGAATACCAAGTAGATAGAGTTTTAAGTTCTAATACTTATGAAATTACAGCTAAAGATACATCTGGTTCAACTGTGACTGCTAATTCAAGCGACACAGGAAATGGCGGTTCTGGGGTAGATGGATCATATGAAATAAATGTTGGACTAGACGTATTTGTAAAAGGAACTGGATGGGGCGCTGGAACATGGAGTGCGGGCACATGGGGTTCTACTACAGCCATATCTGCAGTTGGTCAATTAAGATTATGGTCACAAGATAATTTTGGAGATGATCTAATAGGAAATATAAGAGGTGGAGGTATTTTCTATTGGGATGAAAGTTCAGGTGTAACATCAAGAGCTGTGGCGCTATCTTCTTTGGGAGGAGCAAGTGATACTCCTGTTGAAGCTTTACAAGTTATGGTATCTGATGTTGACAAGCATGTTATTTGCTTTGGATCAAATCCAATAGGATCATCCACATTAAATCCACTGTTTGTTAGATGGTCAGATACAGAAAGTGCATCAGATTGGACACCAACTGCAACAAATCAAGCAGGTGGTATTCAACTATCTCAAGGGTCTTTAATAGTAGGCACTCTACAAACAAGGCAAGAAATACTTATTTGGACAGATGTAGGTATTACTTCAATGCGATTTGTTGGTGAGCCATTTATATTTTCTTTTATAGAGGTTGCCACAGGCCCATCTTTAATAGCTCCAAATGCAGCAGTAAATGCAAATAATAGAGTTTACTTTATGGATAGAGGTGGATTTTATGTTTATTCAGGAACTGCACAAAGACTGCCTTGTACTGTATTAGATTATATTTACAGTGATATTAATTTAGGACAAGCATATAAATGTTTCGCAGCTTCAGTAGAAAACAAGAATGAAGTTATTTGGTTCTATCCAAGTTCAGACAGTTTAGAAGTCAACAGATATGTTATTTATAATTATTTAGAAAATACTTGGGCCATTGGCACGACCGATGATGGATTTACTAGAACAGCTTGGATAGAAGCACCTACTTTAGATTTTCCTGTAGCAGCAGGTAAAACATCTGGCTCTGATTCTAACTTTTTATTTAACCATGAATTAGGGCACTCTAATGATGGTAGCGACTTTACAGCATTTATCGAATCTAGTGATTTTGATTTAAGCCCTGATGGTGAAAGGTTGATATTCATTTCTAAATTAATACCAGATGTAGAATTTAGAGATCAATATTCTACAAGTGATTCGGTTACATATACTATAAAAGGTAGAAACTATCCTTTAGAAAGTTTATCTACTTTACAAACTATCAACGTGACACCAGAATCCACATTTGTTAATGCCAGAAGTAGAAGTAGACATGCTGCAATACGCATATCTAATACTGGTAGCCGATATGGATGGCGTACTGGAGATTTAAGATTAGAAATTAGAGGTGATGGTAAGAGATAATGGCTGATATAAAAACACTGGCTTTACCCATACCTAATTTAGAATATGACGCGAATGATGAAGCGACTACGAGAAGAATCGTAGAGCAAACAATAGAAGATTTGAATGTGAAACTTATTAGAGTTCAGAGACTGCAAGAGTCTATGACATCAAAAGCAACTAGACGACATCAATTTTTATTAATGGGAACAAAGCATGTCTGATTCTTTAAAAGTTTTAGGTCAATTAGACCCATCTGCAACAACTACAACTACATTATATACAGTACCAGATATGACCCAGACAACTATTAGTTCAATAGTTGCTGCAAATAGAACAGGTTCTGCCATAACATTTAGATTAAGTGTTCATGTAGCAGGTGCTGGTGCTGACGATAAACAATTTATTTTTTATGACAAATCAGTTGCTGCTAATGATTCCTTCTCTATAGTTATTGGGATAACACTTAACCAAGCAGATGTATTGAAGGTTTACACTAGCGCAAGCAACATGAGTTTTAACGTATTCGGCTGCGAAACAAAAGAGGACAGATAGAATGAATCTACAACAACAAGTGCAAAATGTAGCAGCACAAGGTCGCTATGGCGATAGTATGCTTATGCATGTAAATCCTGCTGAAGTTAGAGGATTAGCACAAGTAGCACCACTAACAATTAATCCACAAACGGGACAACCAGAAGCATTTTTACCCTTTCTAGCACCATTGATAGGTTCTTTTCTAGGTCCAAAGGTACTTGGAGGTTTAGCTACAAAATTCTTAGGTAAGACAGCATTAACTGCTGCATTAAAAGGTGGCTTAGGTTCAGCAATAGGTTCAGGTTTAGCCCAATACGCAGCCACTGGAGATGCTAAAAAAGGCTTATTAGCTGGTATTACAGGCTTTGGTATAAACAAAGCGTTAGATGGATTTAAAGCCCTTGCAGCACAAACAGCAGCAGAAGCAGGAGCCTCAGCAGCAGGACAAGCAGCAGCAACAACAACAGCAGCAGAAGCAGGAAAAAGTGCATTAACAGAAGGTGTAAAAAAAGCAGTAGTTGATGCATCTTCAAAACTTATTGAGAGTGGAGCTACACAAGGGGGCTTAGATGCATTGACATCTGCAGCAACAAATACAATTTTTACGCCACAATTGGCTCCAGAAACAATTCAATTATTGCAGAAACCAACGATCGGTACACAAACAGTTGAACAAGCTTTGAAAGGACAAGGAGAAGAAGTTTTTACTCCTTATCAAAATTTAAAAGCAGGATTTAAGGATCAAAAGCTTGGAGATAGCATAGGTAATTTAGTAGAGGCAGTCTCTGCCCCAGCAGCTTTGATTCCATTAACGATTGGTGCAGGTCAAGAGTCCGTATTAGATTCGCAAGAACTCTTTGCAGCACAAATGGCTCAACGCGAGCAAGAACAAAGGGAAGCAGAATTAGCTAACATTTTTGCTAATCAAGAGCCTATTTTATTTAATGCAGGTGGCATGACAAGTCCTAATCAATCAGGTATAGATGAAGGCGTTCTTATGGATGCTAATATACTTGCTCAGAGTTTGATGCCAGCTACAGAAAAAATGATGGCAGAAGGTGGAATTATTGATATGGATGATATAGTCCAAATAAATCCGTCACCATCAACTTACGCAAGAGAAATGGATGCAATGTATGGCAGCACTACCAATGTGCAAAATTCATCTACTGATACGCAAAGATTTGCTCCAGCTAGAAGGGCTTATAATGTAAACCCAGATTTTATGCCGGGATTCCAACCTGAAGCAATGTACTTTGCACCCGGTACAATTAACCAACCTACATCCACCTCAGCAGATACGCCAGATTTCGTGGATACTTATACTGGCTCTAAAGGTGGTTTTGATTTGCCTGAATTTTTAGTTCCTCCAAGGGTATCAATTAATCCTTATGAAGCATTTACGTCTGAAATTTTTCAGGGATTATTAAGTCCTACTGATAATACGACTGACCAAATGATGAATGAATCTAAATCTATGAGTGAACCTGAAAAGATAGATGAACCTGCACCAATGAGTGAAACTATAGCTAATAATTTATCACCAGATATGAATACTCCTAAAGAAAATGTAATGGATGATATTAGTAAATTAATGGATGAAATGTATACATTTGCTGATGGTGGTCAGACATCTAAAGAATTACCCAATGAAGGTTTAGAAGCTCTTAATAAAGTAGCTCCTGATGTTGTTGAAAAAATGGGCTTTGAAGAAGGCGGTTATACAGACATGATGCAAGACCCAATAGTACAAGAAACTATTCAATTCATTTTAGGTGAAAACGATAACCAACAAGTTATTAATGCTTTCATCGCCAAGTATGGCAATGAAGTATTTTTACAGCTAAGAGATACGGTTTTACAATCTTTAGTACCCGGAGCACAAACAGAGGGTTTAATAGAAGGTAATGGTCAAAGCGGTATGGCTGATGATATTCCCGGCATGATAGGGGCGAATCAAAAAGTAGCTGTTTCTCAAGACGAGTTTATAGTGCCAGCAGATGTCGTGTCAGCTTTGGGAGATGGTAGCTCAGACGCTGGATCAAACGAATTATATAAAATGATGGACAGAGTAAGAGAAGAAAAAACTGGAGACACAGCTCAACCACCAAGAATAAATGTTAATCAGGTTATGCCAGTATGAATGAACCAGCATTAAATATTCCACCAGAGCCATCTGGTGAAATTGAGATGTCTTATATTCCTTCGGAAAAGCTGACGATGGTTTGGGATAAAGCAAAAAAATATCTTAAAAAAACTGCCAGTCGATCTAACGGTAGAACTAGAATCGAAGATATATTTCACAATTTGTTAAACAAGAATAATGATTTGTGGATTGTTTATGATACAGGAAATCTAGATATAACTGGAGTTATGATAACGTCATTTAAAGATTACCCAACAGGTAAAAAGATGCTTTGTATAGATCACATTACTGGTAATAAAATGCAAGATTGGGCTGAAGTAGGCATAAAAATGTTGACAGATTTTGCTAGAAAAAATGATTGTCATGGTTTAGAAAGTGTTGGTAGACATGGACTGTGGCACTGGGTCAAAAATAAAGTAGGTTGGAAGAAACCAGCCACTTTTTATGAATACAATTTTGAGGAAAGTGATAAATGCAACCAACGACACAAAGAATAGAAACAACAAGCCTTCCCGGTTATGTGCAACCATATTTTAAAAGGTTGCTTCAAAGAGGGGAAGCAGAAT